AAACAGGGGTCCATTTATTTATAGTATACAAAGAATATTTTATTTTAAAGATATTTTTTATCTATATTCACATGAAAATTAAAGATAAAAAATTATTGAATAAGGGTGACGATAGATCTACCATAGAAGAAAAATTCAACAAAAAAATAGAGGAAATAAAAAACAATAATAATACACTACAGAAAAAACTAAAATTGCTTGAAAAATACAAAAATAGTGCTAAAAGGAATACTCTTGAAATAAAAACTAAAATTTGTAATTTAAATAATGAAATTGATCATATAAAAACTACAAAAGAAACTGATGTAAATAAATTTTTATTGTCTCAAACAAATTTAATTCAAAATTATCATCAAGAGGTCAATCGTGTTTCTATTTCTAATACTAGTAATGACACTTCTGAATTGCCACCGATAGGTGCCGGTACCACCGACGATGCATTTTTTCAGCCCCAAATAACTAAAAATTTAAGTGGTATATACGATGAATTTATGAAAGATGCGTATGGAAAATATTCAGATAAAAAGAGAATAGATGGGTCTAAAGTCAAAAATATGTGTCCCGATTGCAACGAAGAGCTTATTGAAATGAATAATCTACATCTAGCTTGTGAAACATGCGGTGTTTGTTATGATAGACTTATAGATAATACTCAGTGTTCTTTACCATATGGAGAGTTTAGAGTCGATAGTAAATATACATACAAAGAAATTGTACATTTTACTGACTGCCTAAACAGATTTCAGGGAAAAGAGCGTATAAAAATAGACAACAATATTAAAATTGTAATAGCCGAAGAATTACAAAAGCATAATATAAAAAAGATGTCTCAAATAACCTATTCTTTAATAAAAAGAATACTTAAAAAGAGGGGGTTGAGTGACTATTCTGATCATATTCCTTTGATTATAAATATGATGTTTAGAATACCCCCTCCTCGATTAGATATTGATTTTGAAAAACAACTTCTAATTGATTTTGAGAAAAAGATTTTAATTAGTTATCGCAAATTCAGGCCCGAGGGACGTCACAGTTTTTTAAATTATAACTATACTCTGTACAAAATGTTCGAATTATATGAACAGGACCATTTATTAAAATGTTTTCCTCCACCAGATGATGAACAAAAAGTGCGAGAATATGATAAAGTATGGAAAAAAATATGCCGCGATCTTAATTGGGAGTTTTATCCTACTCATTTTGATGGAGAATAAAAACTTTATGTTGTTTTGTTCCACCATCGTATGGGTATCCGTGCCCATTTTCTATCATCATTTGATTAATGGATTTTTGTCTAGATATTGTCCATCTAGAATTATACAATGTACCCAAAAGCCTTCCATATTTATCAAATTTCCCACATTTTATATATACAAAACCACCACCACGACAACACCCCTGTTCCGACACTCCCACAAGATTAATTAGGTATTCTTTTGCTAATTTTGCCTTGGCTTTCTCCGCGTCTCTATTCTTATCTTTTAGACTTGGTTTCATTTCAGGTGAATCATAACCATTCATACGAACCTTCCATTTGTGTACTCTTCCGAAATTTTTCATTATTACAGTACATGTATCTCCATCATACACATCAACTACTTTGCAAAGACACAGCTTTCCTTCTAGAGAAAACAATTTAGCCTCATCTTTGTGTCTATTAAGTATAAATTTTTGAAAAAACATTTATTATTATTTATTCGAAATAATTTATAATAATAGTTAATAGTTAATGTATTTTAATTTTTATTACTCAAAAAAATTACTTAAAAAAGAGGTACATATTACAGTATTACAAAATGACCACAAACACTACTTCCGACAACATTCGATCGAACGATATTGCAAAATGGAAAGACTGGGACCCGGAGCGGGTTCTATTCCTACCTTTCCAAGATCAAAATCGCGAAGATACTCAACAAACTGCGGGTGGCCGCCGCAAGAAAAAGAAGGCGCAGTTCGCATGCCGTCTGAAGTACAAGCACCGCGACTCGCGTGTATCTGATAACTATATTCAGATGCCACCAATGTACACAGATGGTTTTGATACAGATTATAATTCTCTTAGTCTCAGGATGGTTGGTGTAGATGAACCCCGAAGCAAGCTTGCGCAAAAGCACAAGCAACTATACACAAAACTCGAGCGCTTTAATCAACGCTGTGTTGAGCACATTAGTTCTGAATCCGAAAAGGTGTTTGGTAAGAAAATGACACCTGAACAAATTTCAGAATATTTCAAGCGAATTGCACCACGTAATCCCAACAATAAGGAGGGTGGTTTCTGGCCACCAATTATGTCTGTAAAGCCCAATCGCGGTACAATTGAGCATCAAGATGGTCGGCGTGAATATGGAGAAATTTGCGAGTGTTATGATTTCAACGGCAAATCCATTGATAAGAACAGCATTCCAAAAGGTCTTGTGACCGAAATCGGTAAGATTCATGGATTGTGGGTACTAAGTGATTCTTCTGAAAAGAAGCCTGCAGTAAGTGTACAGAACAGGTTTCATATTATCAAGAGTGAGGTTGATAACAAGCCTATTACTGGATTCTCTCAATTCTCTGTAGAATCAGACGATGATTCTGAACCAGATACACAAGAAGAACAACAAGCTGTACAACAGGAATCAGAAGAAGAATATGAAGATTCTGAATCCGATGACGATGAAGCGTAAATAAAAGTAAAAATGTAAATGCGTATACTTAGTAATAAAATAAAATTATTAACATAACAAATACTATGTCTGTCACCCAATTAAGTGATTTTGAAAACAAAAATATTTGTTATGAAGAGCCAATTAGAAAAAATAGAGAAATTCGTGTTGGAATTGTAGACTCCAACGAAGATACACTTTATGTACAACTCCCAGAAATGCGTCTTGAAAAAATTAATTATGTAGATGATTCTTCGGAAAAGGGTCTTATAGACACTATAGTTTTAAAAATCACAGAAGCAGATGCTAAGTCGTCTAAAAGTATATACAAAAAACTCAGAGGTATTGAAACAACAAATATTCAGAGTATGGCAAAACGCAGTGACGAGTGGTTCGGTAAATCCCTTAAAAAAGAATCTATTCAAAATATGTTTGAACACTGTTTATATGAAAATAATGAAAGTAAATACTGTTTTAAGATACATATGTCTCAAACCAAACAATTACCAGATTCTGAGGGTATCGTAAACGACGTAGAAGTATATAATCAAAAAGGTAAGGCAAGGGGTGTTTCAAATTTAAAAATAGGAGAAAAAATACAACTTATAGTAAAACTAAAGGATATTAGAATTGTATCGAAATCTGCTAGTCTTACCTGGGTATGTACTCATATACAAATTTTTGAAAAGAAACAAAAATTGAAGGGTTATCTTTTTACAAGAAAGAATAATTTTGAAGATCTAAGTGATGAAGAAGAAATTTATGAAGATATTATAGAGTCTTTCGTCCAGAAAGAATCATCATCCCAAGAAGAAAAATAGATTACGAATTCTTAATTTTTTTTTATTGTATAATAAATATATAGGAAAAAATGAAGTTGGATCAAAATACTGTCTTGATCGTATTGGCTGTGGCCCTTGTCTTATACCTTGTATGTAAAAACTCTGAACCACATGTGGTCAAAAATGAAGGTAAAGTAGAACACCCTCACAAGAAGGCCGCACACAACAAGGTTTCGCACATGTCTGTAGACCCAAAACGTCTTCCAAAATCTTCAGAACACTCATCTGAAGATGCATTCGCTTCTCTTCGCACTGGTAAAGTAATTGAAGACAAACATCTTCTTGCTCCACAAGATACTGTTGGTGTAGACACCGTCGGTTCCAGTCTCCGCAACTGCAATCAACAAGTACGCTCAGACCCAATCATCAAACAAAAGAACATAAGTCCATGGAACAGAAGTACCATCGACCCCAATCTATTCCAACGTCCACTCAATGTAGAAGACTGCAAAGTATACAAGGAAGGTCTTGGTCCCGCACACGAAAACTAAATTATTATTAGATCACAAAAAAATTTAATTGGTTTTTAAATCTAAAAACGAATTAAACTTGTTGTTCCATTTCAATTTCAGAGTCCTTATTATTTTCACTGTCATCAGTTTCTTCTTGCCCCCATTTTGTTAAATTCCACAAGCGTTCCCAACCGAAATATAGTATGGTTTTTGCAATCATATCGTAACTAGATAATTGCAATGATGTGGATATATCTCCAGTGTAAATATATGCAAAGGTTGTAGTACTTGCAAATGCAATTCCCCGCCACCCCATAGTTTTGACTATTGTTCTTTTTAGTTGGTCGGTCATTGCTATTTTTATTAATATACTATAATAATTATTATTTTTTAGAAACTTTTAAATTGTAACTACTTTTAGATTCTCTATTTTCAAGAATGTGCTGGACAATCGCAGCAGCCTTTTCATCTTGACTCAAATTATTAAAATCGGTATTATTGAAACTCGATGTTACAAAATCAACAACCGTTTTGAGAAGATAATCTTTATTAATACCCTGTTTGCGATCTGTTTTGACACAATGAAGTTTTTGACTTCCACCTAAATTACATGTACCAATATCATTTTTAATAAGATATTCGATAATAATGTCTCGGCGCTTCTTTTCTTCTTGTTTTAGACCCCTGAGTGCCTTATTAGCTTCTTTAATCTGATCATCCATTTCCTTCCATTCCGTAATTAAACTGGTAAGAGTTTGTGGATCCATGTTATAAAATAATGTATTAACATTTTTTTAAATTGGTTTAATATAAATCAATTTTTTATATTTAAAAACTAGACCATAAATATAGTATATACTGCTGATTTATTGGTACATTTCGTATAAGAACAATATGCCATACACAGAAAATATTTATTATACTCCACGCAACACGGATAACATAGAATATGATTTGGAATACCAAAAATATAATAACATTAATGGTACACTAAACTATTCCGATTGGTTTGATGAGAATTTCAATAGGCTGTTTGATATATGGGAGAATATTACAAACAATTGTCACGGATTTCTTGAGGAAACTAATTTTCATCATTTTTGCCAGTACGTGTACCAACATTCAAATAAATAAAATTAGTTTATTCTTCTAATTCGAATGAGTCATCCTCGTCAATTTCAGAATCAGATTCTGATATTGAGGGCGAATAATCTGGATCTTCTTCTTCGGAAGATGTATTGTATTCATTATTACTTATTTTATTGAAGTATTTGAAATATTCTTTTTGTGTAATATCGACGTATTCAAAACCCTCCCGTTTCATAATATAAAATTCTACATTTTTAGTGTCAACTTGGTGTAGTGGTGGGGGTAGTATATTATTTTTATGTTTCAATACACCCAAAGATTCTTCGAGGGTATTATATAATTCTAATGTCATCATTTCATCCATAAATTCCCATTTATGTATCGGTTCATTGTTTTTTGTATAAAGATCAATTGTATCCATATCCATACTAACTAATTTGTCATTACCATCTTTTATTTTTAGTATATTCACCATATTTATTAATTATTTAATTTAGTGTATTTATTCTAAAGTATTTTAAATTGTATAAAGATTAATACATATATCATTATCATAGAAAATGTCGAAAGAGTACTCAATTCCTCCGGGATTTAAAGACACTGCACGAAAACCATTTAGAATTGACGTGGTTGGTAATATAGGATGTGGAAAATCCACCCTTATATCGTGTCTAAAGAAATGTTTTGAATCTAAATTTGTAGATTTTATTCCAGAACCAGTAAATGAATGGATAAACATTTCCGGGGAAAATCTTTTAGAAGAATACTATAAAGATCCAGTAAAGTATTTCTTTCCTTTTCAAATATATAGCACACTTACAAAAGACCGTCTAATTAAAAAAAGTGCAGGTCATATCCAATTTATAGAACGGTCGTGGATTTCAAATCAAAAATGTTTTATGGAAATGGGAGAAAAAATGGGGTGTGTGTCTTCACTAGAAAAAAATATTTTAAATGAATTTTATGAACATTATCAGTCAAGTAAAGATATAGATTTAATACTCTATTTGAAAACAAGTACAGACACCGCTTGGGGACGCTGTAAAAAAAGAGGAAGAGAATCCGAATCAGAACTAAAATATTCATATTTAAAAGATCTACAAGATATTCACGATACATCTTTTATAGAATCAGAAAAGTGTAGTATTGTAGTAGATGCAAATATTGATTTTGAAAATGACGAAATCAAATTAAATAATATTATCAATCAAATTTTTGAAAATGTACCTTATTTGAAATATTTTCATATACATCATAAAATAAATAAATTTGAATACAATAATAGCGTTCAAAATATATAATCAAAACATATTCATTATATAAATGTTATCGGACAATTATATAGTGATTATTATAGGTGTTTTGTGTGTAGTATCCATTTTAGTGTTGTACTATTATTTCAATAGAGAGATGGGATTGGCTAAATTGCAAATAGAATCTATGAATGAAATTATAGAGCTTTCGCATAACAAAATGCAGGAACAAATCAAACAACAATTTAGCCAACCACAACCATATTATCACAATGTACCACAAAATTATTCTGAATTTCCTCAGAATCAGCAAATTATTGGAGATCAAGAACCAGTTTTTATAAATACTCCGAATGCTGAAGAAAATGAAGAAACTGAAATTGTTACAGCTAATTCGGAACCAATAGAGACAATAGAATTCATTAAAAATGGCGATGATGTTGGTGAGAAAATCGAAACTATAAATCCAGAACCAAAACCAAAAACACGCCGTGGACGCAAAAAGAAAACACAAGATACTACACCCCAAAAAGAAAATATAGAAAATATTGAACTATCCGAGGAGCAATAAAATTCTAAGAAAAAAAAATGATCTATTATAGTATAATATATAACATGTCGTCTTTTTTTGGTAATGAATGTTTAGGAAGTGGTATTGCCATATCTAACTACAAAAGTGCTTGTCAATTGAACAATGAACTCAAGTCCGCAAAACATATTAGTTCGGACCAGGACTACCGTCTATTTTTACAGCGCAATGGTACTGCTGCAGTAGAATCAATTGAAAAACAATACGCATCAACTGAAGGTGTATGTGGCTGCAATAAAGTCCAACCATACAAAAAAATGTATAGCTACAAAGTAATTGGTTAAATTCGTTCGCTTATATTATTATAAATTTACACAAAAATAGTAAATAAATATTAATATAAATGAATCTTCTTTAGTCTGTAAAAAAAATAATCATTACACCCCTTACACATATATTCTTGAGTTCTCTGTGTCCAAATATAATAATCTGATTTTTTATTACACCTATAACATTTTACTGAATTATTGTAAAGATCACACCCCGGTGGATAATGTTGTAGTGGCATCTGATTATTTTTAAGAAATATTATTAAAGTCGAGCATTTCAGCACTCAATTTATATTTTTCAATTCCGGAATACAGAAAATTTGTAATAAAGTCGTATGCGGGTTTTGTATGCAAAATATTTTTTATGCCGGTGATAATTATACTTCCCTTGTGGAATATATGTATTGAAGCAACCGAAGTGTGTTCAGAATCAGTATAATATTTGCAAATAACACCATGATACTTCTTTTTGTCTGACAATGGGGTAACCTCCTTGACATTGGGGTCATTTGGAAGGTCCTGTGCCAATTTGTCTTGATTGATGTAGAAACCAATGTCCAAATTTGTATTGATAAGAACAATATCAATTTTATCAATGTATATTGACTCGGCATTTGATACACAATATCTCTTGGTACCATCTTCGTTTTGAATATGTGCTTCTGAAATAATTTCTATAATGCGTTTTACGACCTTGATACAATCTAGGGGGTGTCGCGCACCAGCAATTTTAATAATTCCATTGAAGAAGATCATGTTTGAAATATTTCTCCCGTCAACATCGATATTAATAGTCGCTTGATTAAAGAATTTTTGTTTGGGTTTCCCCCGCTTTGTATATTCAGATACTTTAGTGCTTTTTGTATCGGGGGAATAAGATACAATATCGGATCGAGCCTTAAGAAGAATTTGCAGATCAATTAACTGCTGTTTTGATTCTCCCTTGTTGTCTATTACAGAAATAGTATCACCCTTCAAATACGAAATAGATGTATCTGTGGAAACGAATAGGGGGGATGGGTAATATCTGTCTGAAATATTTTTATTAGTACATTTCAAACTCATAAGAGTTTCGTTTGTTTTCTTCCACCATGGCTGGCAGATACATTTTTGAGTATATTCTTCCCCCCGAGTGGGAAAATCACACCAAGTACAGACTTCTACTGACATGTTTACTAATTAATAGTATTAAGTAAAATACACATACGTTTTTAAGTATAAAAAAATATGCTTTTTTTATCTTAAAATCCGAATCAATTATTTCATGTCCACGACGAGATTGAGTCTAGTGAGTGTACCATCTGTACACGATTTTTTATTGGGAATATATACAACATACTAAACCACCCCAAAACATTGATAAAAAATGATACTAATACGTCTATTGTATAATGAAGCCTACTCATACTCACCATGAACATATACACAGGCACAAGAATCCACATAAAAAACCTGGCTTTGGTAGATTTATTAAAGTGTGTAAAAAATAGAATTGAAATTGTAAAGTGTGAAACATGCCCAGAAAACATCATATCACCACAATACATAACACTCAGTCTAAAAATTGCAATATGATGATCGTTTATATTGCATTTTTCCGGATTTGGTAGAGAAGTTACATATATACACAGTGATCTGATTATGAAAATGAACGATGTGAAAAAACAGTATCGTTCATATACGTTGAAGTTTCGGTTCTTTTTGTAGATATAAATAAGGTATGGTATAAATATTATTTGATCACAAACTAATATCCAGTCTACAATAACCGGATTTAATTTTTGGGTATTTGCATGAATTACATCATACAAAGGCTCAGCATTTCTATCAATATCTCTTTTGGTAGCATAGTTTCCAATAATCCATGTAAAATACATACTTACGCCTAAACAAAAAATTGGAGTTATACTTTTTTTAATGACACGAGAAAAATCCATTTTTATTAAAGGGGATAATCTATTTAATTAAAGAAATAATTAAGTATATATATAGTACCATTAATAATGATAAAAACAAAACTAACTAAGAAGGGCTACGGTATTCTTAAGTCTGAACTTACAGAAGAACAGATAAAGTACCATACTAAACGACTTACATTTACACCAAATACTCAAAATGTTTCTCTCCCCTTTCCTGTAAAACCAAAACCAATTCCGTGTTATCGTTTTGCTCCAAATTATATGTGGGTACCTAGAGTATACGGTATAGAAACATTCGGTAAACCAGAAACTTGTAATAATGAAGGCAAAGAAATAAACATTAATTTTGAAGGTACTCTTCGAGAAAAACAAACTGAGATGTTTGAATTGGGAAAAAATAAAATAGATTCTCTCGGTGGTGGTATATTTGCTCTTCATTGTGGATTTGGAAAAACTGCTCTTGCTCTGTATTTTGTTGCACATTACTCACAAAAAACTTTATGGATCGTTCACAAAACCTTTCTTATGAACCAGGCAAAAGAAGCTATTCAAAAATTTTTACCAGGAGCTAAAATAGGGACTTTACAGCGCGATACCATAGATATAGAAAATAAGGATATAGTTATTGGCATGCTTCAAAGTATATCTATGAAAGATTATCCTAAAGAAATTTTTAAGGAATTTGGGATGGTCGTAATCGACGAATGTCACCATATTTCCAGTGAAAAATTCTCTCAAGCTTTGTGGAAAGTTTCGTCTAAGTATATGATTGGTTTGAGTGCGACCCCAGACAGAAAAGATGGATTGTCTCGTATATTTGAAATGTCTATTGGACCAATAGTGTGTGAAATTAAAAATACTGTTAGAAAACCAAATATAGAGTTTATACATTCATACATTTTCGAAACTGAACCGTGTCCGGTATATCATAATGGAAAAACAGCTTTACCTCAGATGATAAATACAGTTTGTGATTCTTTTGATCGTACAAAAGTTATTTTGGATCGAATTGGAGAATTGGTTAAAGAACAGGGGAGGTGTATTTTGCTAATTAGTGATAGACGCAATCACTTAGATGTATTTTATAATTTTATTCCCAAATGGTTTCCTGGAACTAGTGTTGGATATTATGTAGGCGGTATGAAACAATCTGATTTGGAAGAATCTTCCAAAAAGCAGGTTATCTTGGGAACATATGCAATGAGTTCTGAGGGTTTAGATATTCCTGCTCTGAATACTTTAATTCTAGCTAGCCCCAAATCTGATGTTGAACAGTCTGTAGGACGAATTTTGCGTAAAGATCATCCAGGTATTGAGCCCCTGGTTATAGATCTTGTGGATCATTGGGGACCATTTGAAAATCAGTACTATAAACGCAGACGTTTTTATCGTAAAATGGAATATAAAATTCTTGAAGACTCGGCTCCGAAAAAAAAGAAGACACTTGATCTTTCTTCTACTAATGTACAATCAAATAAACCCCCAACGGGTTTTGAAAGTTTTTTTATTAAAAAGAAGTAGGTATTTTTTATACTTTATAAATAGATATTATAGAGTATATAAATAAATTGATAATGGGGGAACAAAAAGACGATGAATGTTATTTATATACATATTATTATAGTGATAGATGTCCGTATTCTCGACAATTACACCAACGTTTACTAGAGTCTAGTTTTGTTAAATTTTGCAAATTAGTTAATATAGATGAACAAGAACCTAAAATACCACTTACACACGTTCCAACACTTATAGTAGATAATGGTCTTCAATTGGTTGGAAAAAATGCTTTTGAGTGGTTGGAATCCGAAATGTCCAGATCTTTTACAAGTAAGGGAAATGGTGTTAAAATGTCTGGTAGTGGAAGTTTTGGAGTAAAGCGTGGTGGAAAAAAGAATGGGGCATCATTTGGTCAAGGTGATATGGGCAATACTCACGGATTACAATTAATGGAAAATAACAATCAGTCTACGCGCAGTGAAGGTGGGATGCAGAATGATATTGATTCTAGATTATCGGCACTTCAGATGGAAAGAGATCAACAAGTTACACAACCCATTGAAAGAAGTTAAAGAAATAGTTTAATATTAAATATTGTAATAGCGTAAATTATGGGATGGGCAAGTGACGATGAAAACAATGCAGAAATAGATGATTTTTCTTTTGAAGATGAAAAGGATGATAGTAATAATATATCTTCAAAAAAAGCGAAGGAGACAAATAAATATTTTTATCAAACCGAAAATATGAGTTTTTATTTTGATTTGTGGAAAAAGCCTATTTTCATTGCTGCTCCTAAAAAGGTTAAAAATAATATTCTAAAATATTCTCCAGAAAATTTAAAAACATTTTTTTCTGAAATTGACCAGTTTACTCGCGAATTTAAAATTCCTAGATTACAAATAACTCTTAAAATGGATTCCAGACCAAAAGGAACATTTTATTTTAAGTTGTTTGTAGGAAAATATTTATTTCATAAAATAAAATCTTTGGAGAGTAATAAAAACTAATGCGGAAAATATTTAAAAATATATTAAATAATATTTTTAAACATGGGCCGGGGGAAGAGAGAACGATCGAAACAAAAGAATCGTGCACAAAATCAACCAGCTATATCTCAAGAAACTCTTCAAGAAGCAACACAACAGGCCACAAATCTTGTTAAAGGTATGGCACCAGAAGCGGGGAATATTTTTGACAATATAGACCAGAATGAACTTATGAAATCTGTAGGAAATATGGTGGAAGGTATGATGAAAGGGGGAAATCCCTTTGAAAACTTATTTGGTGGTATGAATCAGGCCATGCAACCATCTAATAATAACAATAATAATAACGAACAACAAGAAGAACCCCGAGAATCTTCTATTAAGCACGTAGATACATCATCATCTAAAGAAATTAAGTGCACCGAAGATATTCATGTAAATTTGGACATTACCCTAGAAGATATGTTTACTGGAAAAGTTAAGAAAATATATCTTAAACGCAAACGCTTTCATGCAGATTCTCACGGAAATAAAAAAATAATTAAAGAGCGAAAGAAGCTTAGAATACCCATAGAACGAGGGTGTAGGGAAGGTGCAACCCTCCGTTTTGCAAAGGAGGGTGATGAAAAACATGGGTATGAAACTGGTGACGTTTGTGTACATATACATCAAATTCCACATGAAAGATTTGAGAGGAGCGGAGATGATTTGTTTTATGATATGGATATTAGTATTTCAGAAGTATATGATCTTAAACACACATTTCAAACTATTGACAATAGAAAGTTTGTAATTATGTCAGAACCAGGAGATATTCTATATTCTAATCACGCAATGCGCAAAATTCCAGGTCTAGGTATGCCAACTGGAATAGAAAATGGATTTGGAAATCTTTTTATTAGATTTAATGTAATTTTCCAAGAAGAATCTCTTAATTCCAATGAAATTAAAGTTCTTAAAGGTTTTTTTCCTCCCGTGTGTTACAATCTAACTGAAAATGAAGAAATATCAGAACTAAAACTTATGCAGGCATCTGAAGGAGAGTATGAGATGTATGGTAGTGAAGATGATGAAGATTATAATCTAGAAGAAGATGTATCAATACCATCATCGGAAGAAAATTTTGATGAAGACGATAATGCAGAATCATTTTCTGAAGATGAAAATGGTGATGATGAAGAAGAAGAATCCCAACCCCAACTAGAGGAAATTGTAGAAGAATAAATTATTTTATTTTCTTTTTGATATAAAATAATTTATTATTTATTCGGAAACTGCGGTGGCACCACTTGATGAAATATCAAAAGTATCGGTGCTCATGGGTAAGTCCAAACCATCGGTACCAGATGATTCTTTATTATGAATAAAAAAGTACCAATATGCTGCTGCTGCCAAAATGACAATAATAGCGATTATTAATAACCAATTGGAACCTTGTTTTTTTGTAGAGGCACCTTCTTCTGCTGCAGATAACAATTCTTGGACCTGAGAAGGTTCTTGTTGTTGATTTTCGGGTTCTTGTTCTTGTTCTTGTTCTTGTTCATATTCGGGTTCCTGTTGTTGGTCTTGATAATCAGTTTGTTGGAATTCACTCATAACTCGTCTATATAATTTTAAAAATATATATAATCTAATTTTTGAACGTATTGTCTATAGAATGTTTTAAACTTGTTTCAAAATCATTTTCGGGTGTCCAATCACCCCACCTATCATACGATTCATTCATTTGAAGACACAATTCATCAGTATTTCCTGTATATCGTGTAAAATCTTCAAGTTCAGAATCGTCTATTGTAAATTCATCCAATTCTATTTCGTCTGATTCATATTCTTCATCAGATGATGAAGCATCCGAGTCCTGATCTTGACTTATATCTTCAAAATATTCTGCAGTTTTTTCTTGTATTTCAGCCTGATTTCGGGTCAAAAATGCAAACACTTCATTTTTCATTGCATACTCAAGATCTTTTGTAGTTATACCATTTCGGCCCATTTTATTAACATATTCATTGGCATTTTTCATTGCATACTCCAAAAATGTCATGATCAAAGACATTATCTTTAATTCTTCCATTGGATCCATTGCAGTAGTATCTGCATTTCCAAGCAGCCCAGATTTCATAAAAGAAAAGTCCTGTGGCATTTTACTTTAGTATTATTTTGTATAAAATATTTTTATATACAATAATATATCCATTATATATTCCAATTTATTTTTTTTATTTGCGTATTTATTATTGTAATGGTATTTGATTTAATAATGTTAGGTGTAGCATTTATAACACTGCTAAAATATTTATATAAAGATCCAATTGAAACCATCCAACGTGGTGGTCCCGTGTACTAGATTATAGTAAAAATACATAAAAATATATACTTAAACAATTACTCTATAAATACACTATAATATATAAACAATTAGCTATTACGCTACTAATACCAAAAATATGAACCGGATAACAAAGAATATTCATAATTTTGATAAGTATTATTTACCAAATCAAAATCATGAATTCGAGATTCGCATTGGATATTTCGATGAATCTAAAAATTACTTTAATACACATATAGAAAAGGAGCTTCTATTTAAATTCATACGATGTTTGAATGAAATGGGTGAATATCAGTCTAAGAAAAGAATCCGTTTTATAGATACACTCTACACACATCCAAGGGGGGTGCGTATACGAAAATACCTCAATGAAAAAATTCCACAAGAAATTATACAGAAAAGAAATATTCGCAAACAAGACATTATTCTTGAAGAGAATTGCTATGATTTGAGACTTAGTATTCAAGAAGAACGTCCACTCGAAATCATTACATCACCACAACCACAAACAACTCAAAACATACTAGATAAAATTTTCTATAAAGATCGCATAACATTTAATTATACAGGAAGGTTTGGATTTAATATCGACTGTACTCATGTAAGTTACAGAGAAGAACTTTGTTTTCATCAGTATTATCAAATGGAAATTGAAATTACACGCGACGAGTATTCAAGTACAGATATTACAAGAATCCTAAAAGAATTTACAAAATGTATCCAAAAAGGAACTTTACAGCAAATAAATTCTGTTATAATTGATTAAAAATTAAACAACGACTTTCGGTGCAATACAGTACTTAATTTTACCCAATCCACCAACAAAATATTCTAGAATAAGTGGTGTTCCTCCACTTTCAATATAAATAAACAAATTATTACATAAATTAGAGTTTTTAGCTACACTCAAAATATATTTTGCCGAAAATGTATTAGACACCTCCTTTTTAAATTCAGAATATTTAATTCCTTTAATATCATCTGAAGTATTATCACCCTCCTCAGAAGAATCATTAGAAGACTGTTTGAAAAATATTTTCTGGTTCACCATTTTTTGTGATCCGTATTGTAAATACAATCCATCCTTGTTTGCTACAAATTCTATAGTGTTTGTAAACAAAGCCATAATTTTAACTTTCTGAAGAAGATTCTGTGAACTCATTACAATAATAGATGAATATTCAATATTTGGCATTTCATATGTATCTTCATCGAGTGTAATCATATCCAAAATAGTTTCTGTGCTGGTCTCCTTCTCTGCTTCTGCGATAAATATACCGAATTTTTCAGAATTTTTCTTTTCTATAAAAAACCTGAGGACTGTGTTATTTCCATTTGCAGCCTTTAGGGCTTTTTGGATATAATCTATATGCAACCCCACACGAAGACGTTTGGGGCAGTGGAAAGTGTTGAATTTTGACGCTTCTAGATCAGTGCACAACATAACGACCTTCGAATCATCTAGTACCATACTATGAATACCGGTTTCGTCAATAATAAAATTTATATCTGAAATAAATATTCCCATATTGTCAATCAGTACTCTCATAATATTTGCCTGAACTGTTTCAGCATAAAAATGGTAGTTATCAAGAGACATATTGGGGTAGTGTTTTAATTAATTCAATTATAAATTTTATCTTTAAGTCTGCGTATAGTATATTTTACTCATCTTTAATAAGATATTCACTTCTCAACTCAAGAATTTCATTTTTAGAAACATCGAATTCATATTTTTTATTAAATGAATCGGTTATTACCAGAATCTGATTGGGTATTTTATTGTTCATAATTATACGTTTTGCAGTAACTCTACTCTTATAGTCTTGGAAAAAATCGAATGTTGGACCATAGTAATGCAAAATAACTTCGGAAATATCTTCGGTGTCATTTTTATTTAGTTTATCATATACCACAGCCTTTACAATCCTCTTTTGCATTGGAGATACCCTAGTTTTTATTTCTCGAGGAATTGAGTAGTGATCGTGGAGTATATCAAAAATAGTGCTGTAGTTTTGTTCATTATAATAAAAATCTACTCTTATCCACACAGAATCCTCTTTTTGATGAGGAAATGGGATATTATAGTAGTCCATAAACTCTGAAACCTTTCCTGTTGGTTTTTTGTTAGTATAGTCCTTAAATTCTTCGGTAATACCCACAACCGTTTTTCCATACCTCGTATATAATAGAACATTATGAATATAATAATCTTCTTTGGTTTCTTTATAGTAGTCGGTGTACATTTTATTGGCCTTTAGGATAGTTTTTAGACCCATATATCTACAATTATTTACATAATCATCACACGTTTTTTGAATTCCATTTTTAAAAATGTATGATCCTACAAAAAGTGTACACCCGTAAAGTATAGCATCTACTAGAAAATTCATGTTTATACTTATTACTCTTGAACAATCTTTAAATAATTTAAAGAAATGTTGTCTAAAATAATTATCGTATAAGAAAATACATGGAAAATGGTAAGTCTGGTAAAAAAAGAGGCAGAAAAAAGAAGAATATAGTACCTATAGATTTTGAAAAAATAGATTCGGTAGTAAAAATAAACAACGAGACTCTAAAAAAAGACTATGTTGGTGGCGATACTTCAAATAAATCGGGGAAAAATGTACAGAGTACTAGCTTTTCTTTTGGAGGATTAAATATTAAACAGGTTAGTGTCAAACATAATAATACCGATGAATCTAAAGACTATGTGAATTTTTTAAATTCGATTGAAAGAGATATAACTATACAGAATGATACAAATAATAATAGTAGTAGTTCAAATAGTAATAGTAGTGGTTCAAATGGTCTAGTTAATCAATTTAACAATAAAGGGGTTGGAGAATACGAGCATATTTACGATGAAATGATAAATAGCAAGCTGTACAATGTACACAAAAAAATATTAATACCTGAAAGTGATTATTCGATTGAAGGAATACGGGGAAACTTTGTTAAGTGTGATGATGAAATAAAGTGTTGGTGGTGTTGTCACAATATCGGTGAATATCCATATCACACACCCTTTGAATATAATGACTCAACAGATACATACTTTTTGGAAGGATACTTTTGTAGTATCAATTGTGCTAAGGCGCATATTCTAACTAATAGAAATTTAGTACCACTATTCAATTCGTTCTATAAAAAAATGGGTATATTCAATATAGAAAAAATAGAACCCTCTCCCCCAAAAAACATTTTGAAAGTATTTGGTGGCAATTTAGATTATTCTGAATACAGACAACAATCAAACAATGGCATAACATACAAGACAATTATACCAAATTCAAAATTTCTACCAACTATTTTCGAACAGTTCAAAAAGAATCATAGTATTTCTAACGATTCTAAAAAATACACATTATCAAGAAAAAATAGACCAATTTATGATAATGATAACATATTCAAGGATTTTATAAGAAAGAAAAAATAAAAATTTATTTATTCTGCATTATAAAATCTATAAACACAAGTATAGAAATACCCATGCATATAAATACAGTTAGGTTATATAGATCACTTTGAAAGCATTTTTCACGTTTTTTACACTCTTTTTCGTGAGTATTCTTGATTTTTTCGAGTTCTTTTCTCAATTCTTCATTAGATTTCTGTAAATTGTTTATCAATTCATTTAATTGGTCTGTGTTGTTTTGATCATTACTGACACCATCACCATCATTACTTATAAGTGAATTCTCTTCCCTTTGAGAATTTTCGGAAAGAAGTGTATCCATGGCCTGTTTATTTCTATATTGATCACGTTTTTTCTCCATTTTTTTCAGAACATTTTTAGGGAGATTATCAAATGTTTTTTTACCATGAGCTTGTCTTATGGTGGCATACCCCATCTCTATATTTTTACAATAAAAATATTTGTTAAAATATAAATATGATTGAACATGACATTTTTTTATCTGCGTGTGTAATGATGTCAACACTGGGAGGAAAAATTCTATATAGAGAGAACAATGCAAAACGAATAGAGCGTTTTTTCGAACACAAATTGGTGCGTCCAATGATAATATTTAGTATAGCATATGTTTCAACACGTAAATTACATCTTGCGCTCAAAATTATGTTAGTATACGTAGTAATAAATTATATACTTTTAGGAGATGACGGCGACGATGACGATAATGAATAAAATAAAAATTAATCACCCAAGTCGAGTGTTAGTGATCCAGCAGTTTTTGGTTTACGACCACGTCCACCCTTTTTACCTGAAGATACTGTAATGTTTTTTACATTGCGCATATCTTTTGATTTCAAAGATTCACTTCCAGAACTTACTTGAGAAAGTCTGTCGTCATCTAAGCTCAGTATCGATTCAGAAGCAGATGAACCGTTTTCTGCGGATGTGGGGTGAGTATTATTATCATTGGACTGAAATCTTGTTTGCTGGGGTATCGACATACCATTAACGGGTGGTTGTTGAGGAGGCATTATTCCACCCAAAAGATTTTGGAGAAGGGGGCCTGGTGCACCAGACGCAGCCGGTCCAGTACTTGGTGCGGATTGTTGCTGCTGTTGTTGAAGAGGTTGTTGTCCGCCACCACTACCCCCATTATTCGCACTCATATTTTGAGCCATAGCATTTGCTAGGTTTTGCATAAGTTCAGGATTTGATTGGGCCATTTGTTGTAAATTTGGAAGTGCGATTTTAAATAATGTATTGCTGAGATGGAACATGAATGCACTTGATCCAAACAACCACACGAGTTCAAGTTCAGGTGGAAGTGGTTCTGAAGTACCCCACTTTTCAGACAATCTGCGCAAAGCTGGGTGAAATGTAGATAATTCTGAATACAATTGTTCATCCCACCCCTTCAATTTAAGTCCAAAGAGATCCCATCGATCATTAGCTTTAACTGTAAGTTTAGAAAGCATCATGATTGCGCGTTCACCCTTTTTAACGAATTGAGAACTATTGACTCTCTTTTTTACCCTAGCAAGCTCGAAATCTATATCATCTTCTGTGTTATTTATCGTAAGATCTGATCTTACTTGAGCCCCAGGTATATCCATATAATCTTCAAGTTCAAGAAGTTTAATCATCTTGCGTTTCTTTTGATCTTCATATGAATCTTCTGCAGTGTCAGAATCACTATCATTACCATAACTATTTATATCAGATTGAGATGAAGCATAACTTTCATTGTCGTCTTCCATATGCATACCATGATTTTGATCTACATACTTCATTGGTCCAGCAGATTTATTTCCATTTGGAGATGATGTGGTTTGTTGAGGTCTCATCTTTTCTCTGTTAGCTAAAAAATCTAATTCATCCTCTTCTACAGGTAATGCGCGCCTAACCTTTTTCTTTTTTAATGGGCGGCGTGGTTGTTGTTTTACTCTGTTCAAAAGTTCCGGTTCAGAACCATCTCCATCTTCTGAATCTGAAAATCCTTTTGTAGCCCTTGGAAGTTTATCTGAATTTTCACCACCATCTAATTCTACGCTCACATTACTGACATTCACTGGATTAGATATTCCTTTAATTACTTGTTCATTTTCTTTGTGGAATTGAACACCCCCACCCTTAATCATTTATTATGTAGAAATATACTTATTTAAAGTATTAGACGCATTCTTTAAATAAGTTTATTGTGTACATTATCAATCAATTCATCTACAGCATTTTCCAAAAAGGGGCACAATTTTACTATACTTCTACATATTTTTTTATTATTGTGTACAGTAGAACGAAAATCGTCTATATTTTCTGTGTATATATTTTTTAATTCGTGGTGTATATTCGCACACGAATAATATCTTGCCTTTTGTTGTTTTTCTGTGGGTTTAGTCGCTCTAGATTTAATTATTTTATTTAAAAGTATTTCCTGCTGAGAAGATACATTTTCTGAATTTGGTACAGAAACACCGTTAGTACAATTCCACGTTTTCTTTAATTCAAAATATATATAACACAATCCCTGTAAAAATGCATCTGCTGCATCATCCTTTTTCTTTAATTTATTGAAAAATTCCAGTTTGTCTGGAAGATGCTCTACTAATTTTTTACAATGTTGAATTCCAAGTTTCTTTGTTCGAGTGTATTTCTGCTTGCCAGTAACTTCTATATATGGTCCACAATATACTTTTAATTTATTGCGTGGACTAAAAAATACTACCTTTTCAATTGGTATTTCATTTTCTCTATCTTTTATTCCTCTAATAATAAAATATGTCTGCAAAACCATACTTAATGATCTCATTTTGGGATTGAAATAGGGCTGTTTTTCAATAAGAACTATATTTACATCTAATAATTGGGGATATTCATCAAGTAACTTTATACATTGAAGTGCATAATTATTTTCATTTGTGGTTTCTCCGAGGCGAAGTACGTCCCAAAACAATATATTGGCCTGTGGACCCAAATTTTCAACAACCCTATTTTGGTCAGTATATTCTACAATACATACCCCCAGATTTTTAATTCCTACATCAAATGATAAAACCTTTACCATACAATGTTTTTATTTAAAATCATTTTTTAAACCTGTTATTTAACTTTCGAATATTTGAAGTTATGTCTCCAATGATAGAAGTTTCGTTTTTCTTAACCCTTTTTTTAGATTTCGATTTTTTTTGTTTTGAAGATATTCGTTTTCCATTCGATTTTGGTTCCTTGAGTTTGGGTATTTCCCAATAAATATAAATAGCATTCTCAGCACATTCATTCACCATAAACCCTTCTTTTTTTAATTGGTGTGCTATACTTCTTCTAGCTTCGCGCATATTAAATATAGGTTTTTCTTCTACGAACATTGGAATAATATAAAAAAACTGGTTTCCGTTCATATGAGCTATATCCAAAATACGTTCATGTATAATATCCAAAACCATCTTATATATTTTTTTATTTTCTCGCTGTTTATCTTTGTGTATTTTATAAATATCTTTTATGTCCATTGAACATTAAATATATTATTATTATTTTTTAATATTAATCAATAAAAAATATATTTAATTCTAACATCGCATTTATCGGTCATTTATCACTATTTTAATTATTAGAACGTCCTCCACCTGAAGGATTTCCTGTAGTACTCGGCCACCCACCACCATTACCTTGTCCACGGCC